GGATATGCAATTGTTTCATTTTCTGTACCACCACAAATTGCATATTTTAGAGCAGATGATAACAATACTTCCACTGATGTTTATGAAGGAGATGTTGTAACTTTATCTTGGAGTACATTATTCAATGGTGTTGAATCAGCGTCTTTTGCTGAAATTGACAATGGTATTGGCACTGTTAGTGTTGGTGTACAATCAACAACAGTTATTGCTCCTTCTGTACCAACGACTTACATATTAACAGTAAGTAATGCTGGTGTATTCTCACAGAGAGCTGTTACACTTAATGTATTGGCACCAGATAATATTCCTGATCTTTTTGCTTTTGATAGTATTTTTGATGCTGACTTAAGCACTCAGTATATTAGTAATGAAGTGACAATCACTGGCATTCAAGTTGATGTTACTGGTTCTGCATCTAATGGAACATTTTTATCAGTAAATGGTGCTGCATATACTCAAAGTGCTGTTACTATTAGCAATGGTGATACAGTAAGACTTAGACTTGTCTCGCCTGATACATATACCTCAACATTGACTAGCACAATTACTATTGGATTAACTAGTGCTCAGTGGAATATTACTACTGCACAAGAACCAGGACAATTCCCTAATGCATTTGAATTTGAAAATGTTTTGGGTGCTCCAACAGAGTCTTATGTACAAAGCAATGAAATTACAATTACTGGTATTACTGTTCCAGTAATTGTGTCTGCTCCTACAAATGGATTTGAAAGTTCTGTTAACGGTAGTTCATTTAGTACAGCACAGAAAGTTATTAATAATGGAGAAGTTTTAATCCTTAGATATCTTACGAGTGGTAACTTGGGTGAGTCGGCATCTACTTTTGTTACTGTTGGTGATAGTCCAAACAAAAACTGGTCAATTACTAATGTTACAACTGCTGATCAAGATCCAGATTACTTTGATTTTGTTAATGTTGTTGGTGCTGCAGCAAATACATTCATCGAAAGTTTACCACAGGTGATTGCTGGTATTAATGTTCCTACACCAATTACATTAACTGGTGGAGCACAGTTTAGAGTAGGTACTGGAGCATGGCAAACTACTGGAAATATAAATTTAAACGATGCTGTTCAATTGAGAGTTACTTCTAGTGCTGATTATGGTGGTGAAGTAGAAGTAGATGTTACTATTGGATCTCTTACTGATATTTGGAAAGTTATCACTACTACAGATGGCGATCAAATTCCAGATGCTTTCTTCTTTATCAACCAAACTAATCAAGTACCAAATTCATTTGTTTACAGTAATACTGTTCTTGTGCAAGGTCTTACTGCTGCAGCAAATATTACAGTAACTGGAGGCAACATTAAAGTTGGTAATGGCGCATGGGCAAACTCAGGACAAATAAATAATGGTGAGACATTGCGTTTAAGAATACTTACACCCAATGGTCTTAGTCAAACAGGAAACATGTCAATCACAGTTGGTCCATAATGGCATATACTACTACTTGGTCTGTATCGACCTACGCTAGTGCTGATAATGTACAGTTCGGGCATTGGTACAGTCAGCGAAATCCTAAACTAGATGGTCTGACAATTGGAACTGTCATGTCTATCTTTAGAAATAAGACAGGTAATTGGGGTACTCTCGATGGAGATTTAAACTCTAGATTTCCTGGATGGATTGAATGTGACGGTAGAACAGTAAGCGCACAAGATTATCCAGATTTATTTGATGCTATTGGCACAACATATGGTGGCACCGCAACAAAAACTCTGAGTGGTAATACTTACACATATTCTGGTAACTTTAAACTACCAAACTATCATAATAGAAAATTATTTGGTATTGGAAATGTAGATGGTAATTCACCATCCTCTCCTACTATTGTTACTTACAAAGGTCCTGATATAACTCAAGGTGCTAGTGGTGACTCTACTACTGTTGGATCACAAGGTGGCAACTGGTTTATTAAAAAAATTGATGGGGTTGGTACTCCTCCTGATGAACAAGTATTTCCAGGTATTACACAACCAGATGGTCAAGTTGTTGGATTTCAGTTGTGGCAGAACGAAGATATTGCAACTGACGCATATGTAACCAAAGCAATTGGTGAATGGGTACAGAGAACTGAAGGTGGTAGTCCAGACTATTGGAACACTGTAAATGATTTTCAAGAAGCAGATATTACAATTACTGGTGGTAGTGGTACTGGATTGAAAGTTAGAGTGAGGGCAGAAGCACAATTAGATGATGCAGGAACTTCACCAGATGACACTAGATTTAAAATTATGACAGTATTAAATGCTGGTGCGAACTATCAGGTGGGTGACACGATGAATATTGTATTCCCATCACCTGCTCCTGGTGGTGGTACTATTAGCTTGTCTCCTGGTCTCAGAGTATTGACTGTAACAGATGCATTTACAACCAATACTGATGGTAAATTTTTTAAATTAGGATCTCTTACAACTACTGGTATTCAAGGTATATCTGGTGAAATTGATTATGAAATTACTGGAGACTTGCAAGCAGATATTGGACCATTGAATCCAACTCCTACTATTCCAGCACAGCATACTCATGATATTATTACAGCAACAGTAGACCAAATTGGTGTCGGATATGTTGCGTGGGGAACTCCAGGATTCTACGGGATTAATGAAACGGACATCAAGAGTACTACTTACAGTAGTATTGGTTACAATAGTGTAGTATCTCCTGGTGGTGAAGTTAACTTTTCATTCAATAACTATTGGGCAGGAGATGTTCAAAATAGCATTCCTGGTCTTGCAAGTGGTGGTAATGCATCTGCTGCTATTGGTGTAAATGAAGTTCAGGGTAACATGATTGTATATAACCCAGGAACATTAAGAACACATACACATTATCTACAGCAATCAGAATTTGGTGATCCTGAAAATGTCTATGGACTAGGTAATGTTAACGGTGGTGGTACTGCAGCAGGTGGTATGGCAACCAATAATACTACAACTATTAATTTTTCTCAAACAGATCTAGCATTAACTTCCAACCAGGCAGATTTTGAGTTAAACTTATCTAAGACAGTAGTTCCAACACCGTCTCTTGTACCAGAAAGTACTATTCCACTATTGACTAAATACCATCGAGTCAAGTATATTATTAAAGCATATTGAGGTAGATTATGGGAGCACAACCGATTCGTCCTATGGAATTAATGGACGATCCTAATATTACTAAGTCTGATTTTACGGACTTCATTGGTGTATGGGAAAATTTTGTACCAAAAAGTAGATGTGAAGCATTTATTAAACATTTTGAGAATGTCACTTCTAATGCTTCCGTAGTAGGAGGAGATGATATCACTCTGGGTGGAGTCATGGACGGCACCAATCAGTTTCCACAAGGATCTTTAGGCAGAAAAGATGAGTCTATTCTCATCAATTACTCTGATCCTAATATGAATTATGAAATTAATCAGTATCTTACAGCATGTGTTCAACATTATATTGAGAAGTATGATCAACTAAAGCATGGTAAGTATGTGTCGGAAGATTCTAAGATGCAGAAGACAAAACCTGGCGGTGGATATCATGTCTGGCATTATGAGAGTGCGGGGTTTGGACATCATGCAAGAGAACTGGTTTGGGCAATCTATTTAAATGATATGCCCGAAGGTGAGGCAGAGACTGAGTTTCTCTATCAAAGAAGAAGAATTAGACCTACAGCAGGCACAGTAGCTGTTTGGCCAGCAGGTATGACTCATGTACATAAAGGCAATACGGTATTTACTCAAGATAAATATATATTGACAGGATGGTATATTAAGGTTCCTAATAAGTAAAATGGCAGAATATTTCTATCAAAAACCAACAGACGAAGAAGTTAAGGAATTTTGGTCAAAGACCATTAGACCTAGAGAATCTGTCATGGAATTGAACTTCTCTGAAAAAGCAGTTACTCTAGGTAATGTTGCTGAAGGTGGTCTAACTACATTTATTGATGAGAAAGCATGGGCAGATATTGTTCTTCCTTCTATTTCATCAGAATGGCATGACCCAGGTAAAGATGAAATAAAGAACTTAATTCTTTATAGTGATGATACATATCTCTGCTTTAGATCTAAGATGAGATATGAGTTTGATACAAATACTACTCGATGGGTAGATTATACTTATAAAAAGGGTAATGTATCAGACATTAAAACTATCAACGAAACTATTCGTGCTGTTGCTGTCATTCAAAAAGAAGTAAAACAGAGAGAACTTCTGGAAGAAGTAAGAAAGTTAAATCTGGAGGCACTTGATTATTATTATGATACTAAGTGGTATAAAAGAATAGATGAAATTCAGAAAATGTTATTGTATTCTGATTGGA